AAAAAAGTTATGGGTATGATTGGTGAAATTATTAAAGTTAATAACAAAAAAGTTAAAGTTGATTTTGATGGTCAAACATTCAGTGTTCCTAAATCAATGATAATAATAAAATAATAATTATGACAAAAAACCAATTAATTAATGTAATTACAAGTCTAAAGATAGACTTAAAATATTTAAAGAAAGATCTGCAATTTAGATTAGAGGGGAATGACATAGAGGGTGCAACTAAAAAGTATGAAAACAATTATCCTTCTTTAGCTGGTACATTTGAAGCATATGCCAGAATGGATAATGATACATTTAAGAGATCCATTAAAGCTATTGAAAATATGGAAAAAGAATTGCAAATAAATTAAAAGTAATGCGCAGGAGGCTTGGATACCCGAGAGAGCTTTCGTATATTTACGGTATAAATAGATGCAAAACGAATAAAAACTAATTAAAAAAAAATAAAAGTTATGATCAATATAGAAAATTTACAATCAGCAAAATTTATGAGTAAGGAAGAAATTAGTAAAGTAGCTCCTTCAGTATTTACAATGAATCCTTCAAATGAGGTATCAGATAAATATACTCATATTCCAACAGAAGAAGTTATTAATGATATGGAAGAATTAGGTTGGGGAGTTGTTGATGCAAAAGAAGTTAAAGCTAGAACTAAATCAACAAAAGGATTCCAAAAACACTTACTAGTATTTAGAAATAATGATATTGTTATTAATGGAGAAGATGGAGATACTGTTTTTCCACAAATATTATTAACAAACTCTCATGATGGTAAAAATGCTTTTACATTTACAGCAGGATTATTTAGAATGATTTGTGAAAATGGTTTAGTTATTGCAGATACAGAATTTGAAGATGTAAAAATGCGTCATATGGGTTATACATTTGAGGATCTACAATCAATGATTAAAGAAATGGTGGAAAAATTACCATTAACAGTTGAATCTATGAATAAAATGAAGGCCGTTGAGTTAGAAGGAGAGCAAGTATTAGAATTAGCAAAATCATTACTTGATATTAGAGTTGAAGGAACAGATAATACATTTAATGATATTGCAATTACTAATGTATTAGAATCTCAACGTAAAGAAGATGAAGGAATGGGATTATGGGAGGTATTTAATAGAGTACAAGAAAATATTATAAATGGTAATTTTTATTACAATACTAAATCAGGAAAACAAAGACAAGCTCGTATAATTAAGAATTTCAAACAAGATATTGATTTAAATAGAAACATGTTTGCAAAAGCTTTAGAATTTGCTTGTTAATAAATTAATACATGCGCATATAACCGCGTTTTTTTGCGGTTTTTATGCGTTGTATAATATATATAATATGAATGTCACATAGTAATGCAAAATAAATAAAAAAACAAATATATGAGTTGGGAAAATTTATATCCAGAAGAAAATAATTTAGTTAAACTGTCCTTAGAGCATGGGGGTAGTATAAAACCTTTAATAATTCCAAGTAAATTTACAGGAGGAACGGGACTATGTAATGCTACTATTTATAATGATGAAAATGAAGGATTATTAGTTAATATAAGGCATGTGGGATATGTTATGCACCATGTTGAATTTAACCAAAAATATTGGGGAATGTGGGGGTGTATGCAATACATGAATCCTGAAGAATTTGCATTTTTAGAAACAACTAATTATTTATGTCATTTAGACGATGATTTAAATATAAGTAGATCAAGTAAAATTGATACTACTAAATATGATAAACCTCCACTTTGGGATTTTATAGGACAAGAAGATGTAAGAATATTTAGATGGAATAATAAATTATATACTTGTGGTGTAAGAAGAGATATTGATGAAATTGGAACGGGAAGAATGGAAATGTGTGAAGTTATATTAGGTAATGAAGGATTTGTTGAAGCTACAAGAGATAGAATAGAAGTTCCTGAAAAGGATGGATATCTTGAAAAAAATTGGATGCCTGTTTTAGATATGCCTTACCATTTTATTAGACATGCTGATCCCATAGAATTAGTTAAAGTTGATTGTAAAAATAAAAATTGTGAAGTAATTGTAAAAAAAGATCCTAGTGAAAAAATTGCTAAAAAACTATCAGGTTGTGATTTAAGAGGAGGGTCACAAGTAATACCATTTGGGGAATATAGATTATGTATTACTCATGAATGCTTTTTTCCATGGCATCCTGTTGGAAATGAAAAAGATGCTCATTATTATCATAGATTTGTTTTTTATGATAAAGATTGGAATATAGTTAAAATATCTAAACAATTTAAATTTATGGATGCTATGATAGAATTTAATTGCGGGTTAGCTGAAGTTGGTGATGATTTATTAATTACCTTTGGCTTTCAAGATAATGCTGCGTATGTACTTAAAATGCCTAAAATAATATTAGAAAAAATTGAATATGAGAAATTATAAATTAGAAAATAAATTAAATAAATATATCTTTAATCCTAGAAAAGATAGATGTAATTTTGAATTAGCAAATAGTTATTTTGATATAGAACAATATGCTTCAGCTATATCTTATTATTTAAGAAGTGCTGAATTATCTAAAAATGATGATTTAGTTTACGAAAGTTTATTATGTTCTTGGGATTGTATGGCTAAAGTAGGGGGCAGACCTATATTTGAAAGAGGACAAATACTTCAAGCAATATCACATTCTCCACATAGACCTGAAGCTTATAATGCTATGTGTTTATGGTTAGAATTTTGTGGACATAGAATTCCTTCTTCAGAAGAAAAATATTTAACCATGTATTCATATGCTTGTATAGGAATTTCTAATATATTAAGTAATAAAGATTTTGAGTATTATAATAGGTATGATGGATATTTTGCATTTTTATATTATAAGGCTATTGCAGGATGGCATATAGGAAAAACACAAGAAAGTAAGGAGTTATTTTTGGAATTAGCAAATAATCCCAATAACAATTTAAATGAAAGGTATAAAACATTAATAAAAGAAACCATTGAGAATGTGGGGATTTCACATTTAGTCAAAGAATAAAACTAAATATAAAAGAGATGGTAAAGAAGAAAAGTATACCTGTTATTGGGGTACCAGTAGTAAATGGAGTTCATTGGGTAAAAAGATTAATGTTATCAATTGATTATCCTGTGGATAATTTGTTTATAATTAATAATAATGGAAGAGGAGAAATTGATAAAGAATTAGATAAACTAAAGAATATATCTAATAAATTTATTAAAAATATACATATAACACACTTACCTTCTAATTTAGGAGTCCCAGCAGCTTGGAATTTGATTATTAAATCTTTTTTAATGGAACCCTATTGGATAATTTCTAACCATGATGTTGCTTTTTCACCGGGTTTATTAAAAGAATTTTCAGATATGGCCCAAGATAAGGAGATAAGTATGATTCATCCTAGAGCTGGTGAAAATAATGTAGGTACATATGATTTATTTGCTATAACTGAAATGGGGGTGAGAATTGTAGGATTATTTGATGAAAATTTATATCCTGCTTATGGAGAAGATACAGATTATATAATAAGAGTTTTAAATTTAGACCCAAAAAAATGTTTAGGATTTAATAATACTTATTTACATGGAGAAGAAATTGCTGATTGTGTTAATTATGAAAAAAATGGTCAACAAACATCTAAGGAAGAACCTCAAATGAAAGAAAAATTAGATAGAGTTGATAAGAAAAATTATGAGTACTTAACTAAAAAGTGGGGAAAAAATTGGAGAGAATTATCTCCTTGTAAACATCCTTTTGATAATAAAGAATATTCTAATTCTTACACTTCATGGGATTTAGATTATATAAGAAATAAATATTTAGGATTTTAAAAATAAAAAATTAATTTAATAAAAACAAAAATGAAAAAAATTAAATTTAAAGACTCAGATAATAATTCCGATTGGGGAGTAATTACAACTAATAAATTTAAAGTAAATAAAAAAGCAAATAAAAGAGCATGGATAATTGATAATTTTTATGAAGATCCTGATGCTGTTAGGCAATATGCATTAGAACAAATGTATTGGGATAAGGGTCATGGAGGGGTTGGTTGGAGAACTAGAAAACAATTTGTATTTGATGGAGTTAAGGAAAAAATTGAAGAAACAATGGGTTGTAATATTACTAATTGGACTGATATTTATTCTATTTGTGGGGTATTCCAAAGTGGATTTTGTAGCGGAAATGTTCCACCTTTAGTTTACCATGCTGATTCTCAACAATGGGCTGCTATGGTATTTCTTACACCAAGTGCACCATTTGAAACAGGTACTAAAGTTGTTGCAAATAAAAAATCTAAAATATATCACACATCTCAAAGTGATGATATATTTGATTATTTCCCTCAACAAGAAACTTTTGTAGATGGAACCTTATATGAAGATGTTGATACATTTGGAAATGTTTATAATAGAATGGTAATTTTTGATGGACAAACTATCCACAGCTCAATGGGATATTTTGGACATAGTATAGAAACCGGTAGATTATGGCAAATGTTCTTTTTTGATGCTGATTTGGCAAGATAATAATTAATAAATAAATAATAAAATGGATAAATTTCAAAAAGATTTTTTAGATAAAGTAGGTAGTGATGAAATAATTAAAATTGCTAATATCCTAGATAGAGTAGGTTCTCAAGGAAAAATAGTAGAAGTAGTTTATTATGCCTTAACAACAATGTCTAAATCAGATGGGAATATGTCTCCTCTTTTAGCATTACAAATTGCTGAGGAGGATTGGGATATATAATATTTATATTTGATCGTTTATAATTATATTAGCTACTTTTTGGACGTGGGTTCGATTCCCACCATCTCCACTAAATATATACAATAAGATACGGGGATGTACAGGTATTTGACATAAAGATAAGGGTATAATGAAGATCAACGCATAACTGGCGAACAAGTTGAACTAGCGATGGCTGCTTAATAAAGCACCCTAGCTAAACGGCAAATAGGGCAAGTCGTTAAAGCCCGGTGGTGGTGGATCCCTTTGGGGATAATTTGGATTTTTTATATAAAATTATTATATTTATACTATATGATAAATTTAGATAATATTTTTCACTTATTTAGTTCTAATGATGATTTAGATGGAATTGATAATAGCAATATCCATATTGACTTTAAAAACACCCCAATTTATTGGGTTGGAATGTATAAAAAATTAATATTAAATCATATAAATTTTAATAAAAAGATTACAAAGTTTTTTAAAAAGTCTGATGATGGGTTAGATTTAAATGATGTTCAAGAAGCTGGGGAGTTTGTTACATATAATAGAGCATGGTCATATATAACTAAAATTGATATTTCTAACAAAGAACATATAAAAGGAATAGATAATTATTCAGACAAACATTTAAATGCATCTTTAAAACTTGGTATAAATTTTTTCATAGAAACAGAAGAATATGAAAAATGTGCACATCTTCAAAAAATACTTAATTATCTCTCAGAATAACTTGGATCCCCAAATTATTTTATATATCTTGGATATAAATTAATATTAGGTATTAAGGTACATATGTTAATATAAAGGATAAAATAATAAGAAATAAAGAGATTAAGGATATAGAGTACAATAGGTACCTAAGAATACACTAAAAAAATAATTATGAGAAATAAAAACACATGCGTAAGATTAATGGATAAATTAAATGGTACATTTCAAACTTTAAAATTTATTTTAAGTAGACCTAATGCCGATATTCAAGAGTTTAAAACTGTTATTGATGATGGGAAAGACATTATTGAGGAAGTCAAAAGATTTCTAGACAGAGAAGAAGAATCAATGTAATTAATTTAAAATAAAAGTTATGAAACTATCAGCAGAAAAAATACAAGCTAATTGGGTAGATTTTATGAGTAATATTAATACTTATATCTCATCTCCTCGTAAAGAACAATTGGTTAAATTCTATGAAACATATGCCGAGCGTATTATGCTTATGCCCGCTGCTCATAAAAAAGAATACCATTCAGCATTCCCAGGTGGGTATGTAGATCATGTTAATAGAGTAGTCCATGCAGCCTTATCAATGTCAGATGTTTGGAAATCTTTTGGATGTGATATGAATACCTTTACAACTGAAGAATTAGTATTTTCAGCTATTAATCATGATTTAGGAAAAATAGGTGATGCTAATCATGAAGCATATATTCCTCAAACTGATAAATGGAGGAAAGACAAATTAGGTGAGGATTATATGTTTAATAAAGAACTAGCATTTTCAGCGGTACCTGATAGAGGGTTATTTTTACTCCAAGATAATAATATTAAATATACTTTTAATGAAATGGTAGCTATTCAAACACATGATGGGTTATATGATTCAGCTAATGATAAATATTTAAAAGGATGGATGCCAGAACAAAAACCACGTACTTCTTTACCTTTTATATTACATCAAGCTGATATGATGGCGGCTAGAATTGAATTTGAAATAGAATGGTTACCTAAATTTAAAAAATCAGATAATACAGATAAAAATAATTTTACAATTAAATCACCAAAATCAACTAAATCTAAAGCACTTAGTAATATATCAAGCCCAGGATTAAAAAATATGTTAGACAATTTATAATATGGAAACAATATTAATATCAACTTTATCAGCATTATCAATAGTATTAGGATTTGCAGTTTTTAACCTAATGAAAAAAAATGAACAGCAAGAAGATATTCTAGTTGAATATATGAAATATTTAAATAAAATATCAAAAGCAATAGAAGTATCAGATGCAAGATTAAAAAAATTAGATGCTCAAGGAAGGTTTAAGAGTGATGATGAAATAGGTTTTTTCTTTAAAACAGTTATGACAATACAAGATTTATTAAATGGATTTAAAATTAAAGACTTATAATTGTGATAAATGGATAATATAATAAAGGCCGCTAAGAAAAAAAGACAGAAAAGAAATTATTTTACTCAAGAAACAGAAGATGCTATTGTTCAATATAATTTAAGTAAAGATAAAAAATTTAAAAGTAATATATACTCTAAAGAAATACATTATCCTTTTTACAAATTAACTGAAAATATAATTCATACCTTTAAATTTTACTATACTGATGGGGTTGAAAATCTAGAAGATCTTCAACATGAAATTATGGTATTTCTCTTGGATAAAATTCATCTTTTTGATCCTTCAAAAGGTGCTAAAGCTTATTCTTATTTTGGTACTATTGTAAAAAGATGGTTAATAGTATATAATCAAAAAAATTATAAGAAAAAAATAGAATCTATTGATATAGGAGATATATCTAAACATCAAAATTTAGATATTGGAGATAATTCATCTTTTATATTAAATACTAAGTTAGAACAATCTTCACAAAAGTTTATAGAATCAGACAGTAACTTTGGAGATGAACTATATACTCAAGGGTATAAAGAAGGAGATAGATTATCTATTTTTGTTGATTTATATGTAAAACATATGACTAAATATATTTTTAATTATTTTCCTAAAGAATATGATGCTCAAATAGCTGATTGCATTCTAGAATTATTTAGAAAAAGAGATGCTATTGATGTATTTAATAAAAAAGCACTTTATATCTACATAAGAGAAATGATTGATGTTAAAACTCCTAAAATAACTAAAATAGCTAATAAATTATATAAAGTATTTAAGGAAAAATATATAGTATATTCTGAAGCAGGATATTTTCCATCTTAAAAATTTAATTTTCTAATATTTATAATCAAAAATTATGGGACAATTAGATTCAATAGTATTTGGTGATAAAAAATTTTCGGATATCTTACATGAAATATATGAAAATCAAACTACTAAAAAACAACAAATTACATCTTTAATAAGTGAATTAAAACCATTAATCCAGGAAATAGGTGATGCTACTTTAATAGTACCTTTAATAAAAGAATATTTAGAAATTGGAGTAAAAAACGATGAACAATTAATAAAAATGGCTACTATTATTCAAAGAGCAGTTAATAATACTAATGATGAAGGCGAATTTGGAATTTCAGAAGAAGAAAAAGCTGAATTAATGGCAGAAATGGATAAATTAGAAAGAATTAACAAAGAAAATAAAAATGGCTAGAATACCTACAGGGTTAAATTCTTTAAAACCTTTAAATTTACAATCTTCAAAAGGACCAGAAATAATACCTGTAAGAGTTAAATTTGTTTCTTTAAATGGAAAAGATTATCCTATTAATTGGAAAGAATATGGAGAATATAGTAGTATAGGTGGTATTTTATTTGAAGAACTATCTAACCCATCAGGAAAGTCTTTATCTACTTTAAGCTTTGCTAGTCCCCTATATTCTAATATAACATTTTTACCCTTAGTAAATGAAATAGTTTATATAATTTCATTACCTAATGCCACTACCCAAACAAATCCTTCTACTGGTAAAGCATATTATTATTTTCAAAGTATTAATATATGGAATAGCATACATCATAATGCTTCTCCAAATTCCCTTGCTACTAAACCTACTCAGGATCAAAATTATTCTAAAACTGAAGCTGGGGTTGAAGTATCATCAGATGCTGATGCAGAAAATATTAATTTTGGTTTTACTTTTAAAGAAAGAGCAGGAATAAGAAATTTACAACCTTTTGAAGGTGATGTTTTAATAGAAGGAAGATGGGGTAATACTATAAGATTTGGAAGTACTGTTAATAATAGTACACCTTCTAATCCTTGGTCAGATAGTGGAGTTAATGGTGAACCTATTATTACTATAAAAAATGGTCAATCCGAAACCGAAAATGATTCTTGGATTCCTCAAGTAGAAAATATTAATACAGATAAATCTTCAATTTATTTAACATCTAATCAAACAATACCAATAGGAGCAGCTAATACTGATTATAGTTCATATACACCTGCATTTGGTGAAGTTCCTAGCTCACCTAGCTTATATAATGGTTCTCAAGTTATTATTAATTCAGGTCGTTTATTATTCAATTCTAAAAATGATCATATTTTACTTAGTTCTGCAAGAACAATTTCATTTGGAGCACAAAAAGGTTTTAATTTTGATACTACTTCTAATTTTGTTGTTAAAGTAGGAACTAAAATAATGTTAGGGGATAAAGAAGAAAGCAATACTGAACCTTTAATATTAGGAGATAAATTTTTAGATGATTTTAAATCTTTATTAACTAACATAGTATCTTTAACTACAGCTTTAGGAACTGTAGGTACACCTGTACCCTTTACTCCTAATATTGCTGTTGCTCAAACAGCAACTAAAGTAGGACTACAAGCACAAACTATGTTAACTTCAATTGAAAGATATAAATCAAAAACAACAAGAACTTTATAATGGCCTTAGCAGATTTTATATCAAAAATTGTAACTAGTATAACTAGAGCAACATTTCAATTTAATAAATCTTTAGATGTATTAATAGATAAATTTAAAGAAGGTTGCCCCACAACTCAAGAGTTAAAAATATTAATAGTTCAAAAAAACGAAATTAATGGAGCTTTAGAACAAATAGAACAAAAAATAGCTACTTTAAATAAAGTAGCAGAAGGTTCTGAAATAGCAGCTGAAGCTTTAAATACTGGAAAAACTGTAATAAAACAACTACCAGCACCTTCAGCAGTTCCTCCTGGTGTAGGGTTACCTTTAAATATATTTAATAATTTTTCTGATGCCTTAGACAATTTAGGAACTTTAATAGATAAAGAAAAAGCATCCTTAGATACAATTCCTGGAGCTTTAGATATAATTGAAAAAGATGTTGGAACTGTAATTACAAAATTAAAAAAATTTGATGAAGTTTTAAACAAATGTTTAGAAGAAGATCCTAACATCACACAGGAAGATTTAGATTCAATTGATGCAACTACTGAAAACTTTGTTGGAGTATTAACAAATGCAGAATTAGAAAAATTATTAAGTGGACCCCCTGGATTATTATATGGTGATTATTATTTAAGAAAACAAATTGTTCCCACTGAATTTTCTTTTAACAAAAAACAAATTACAGCACAAAATAAAGAATCAGTACCACCACCTGGAGAATATTATAAAGAAGAGGTAGCAGTTGAAATGTTGTATGGTGATGAGTCTTTTTCTTCCTCAAATTTAGTTTTAGTTAATGAAATGAAATGGTTAATTGATACTAAAGACTTAATATTCCTCCCTCCCCCTCCAGCTGAAGATCCTTTAAAAGCTATATATAAAGCAGGACAAATTGTAATATTAATGTCTATTTATGGGGCTAATGAAGAAGAAGCAAATGAATTGTATGAATTAGCTTGGGAATTATCACAAAACAAGGGACCAAATAAAGGGTATTACAATACATTAGTTAATGAAGCATTTGATAATTCTAGAACTGTTTTAGAACAAGCCGTAGCTAATGAAGGGTATGAATGGAAAGAAGGAGATAGAGTATTAGACTCAACTATTAAAAAGTTATTTTTAGAAGATTACGCTAAAACTATAAGTGAATTAGAATTGAATGGGGCTATATCACAAATAAGAGCACAAGCCCGATCTTTAGAAAATACAGCAAATTCTATAGGGGGAGGTTATAATGCAAATTCAAAAAGATGGCAAAATGATGGAGATTTTACTAATAATCCAAATAATAAATTATATCCATACTCAGAAAGGTTAGCATCAACGGCAGAAAACCTACTAAATGATAATAATATTGGAAATGAATTTATAAGTTTAAGACCAGAAATGGCTAGGAGAAAATCATTTATGCAAGCTATTTTTGAAGCAGCAAATTATTTATTTTTATCTGGTAGACCCTATAATTTTAATGACCCTTTAAAAGAATATTTTAATTCTAGAGGAATAGGTTATAATCAACCAATTATTAATGATATTAACATAAATGGAACACCTACAGAATTAATATCAGTTATTGAATTAGAAGCTATTTATGAAGCTGAATTAAATATTATTAATAATTTTAATTTAAGACCTGATAATTTACTCCCTCCTAATTTTGATACTGCTGAGGATGGTTTAACATTTGAACAAAGAAAGGCATATGCAAAAACTAAAGTTTTCTTAAAACTTTTAGATACATTAGGAATAACATGGTATAATGAAAACGCCCAAATATCTTCTGAATTACCATTTTGGTCACCTGGAGGAGGCAATCCAAATTCATCATCATACAACCAAAACAATCCAAACGCAGGTCTAACAATAGCTGATAAGTGGTATTTTGAATTTGGTAGAAATAATTTACCTATACCTACTGGATTATAATTAATATAAAAAACAGAAATTATTAATATTTATAATAAAACTAACAATGAAATTAACAGAATTAAAAAAAGTACTTAAAGAAACTGTTAGAGAAGTAATACAAGAAGAATTAAAAGATATACTTTTAGAGGCAGTAAAATCACCAAAAGTGGTTACACAAACACCAATAATAGAATCTTTTAACCCTCCAGTTTCAACTACACAACTACCCCCTTCAACAACAACCCCTGTAATGTCTTCACAGGATAAAAGAGATGCTTATAAAAATATTTTAGGAGAAACAGCAGCAGGTTTTAATACTAATAATGCACAAAATTTTAGACCAAATCCAGGAATGGATGTAACTAATGGTGCTTTACCTGGTGGGAATGTAGGTATGGATCAAATAATGAATTTAATGAATAGTAAATAATGGCTCAAATTGTAAGTAATGTTTTTCCAACAGTTAGTAGTGGTAGTGCTGCCTTAGGCTTTAGTTTACCCCTATCAGGAAGAGCTGTATTTAATCCAACTTTTACAACCAAAGAAGTAATAAGAACTAATTTAATTAATTGGTTATTAACTAATAAAGGTGAAAGAGTTATGAAACCTCTTTTTGGTGCAAATTTAAGAGATTTTATAGGAGAAGGAATTAATGATGGAACTAATAGTGCTATAACAACAAGAATTAAAGATAATGTTACATTACAATTCCCAGAAATAACTATACAAAATATAAATTTTGATAACCAACCAGATAGAAATACCATAAATTTATTTATAAATTATATAATTAGCAACATAGGAGTAGAAGATGAAATAAATATAGCAATACAATAATGGCAAATTTAAATAGAAATATAACATATACTGAAAGAGACTTTAATAGTTTTAGAAATTCTCTTATAAACTATTCACAAACATACTTTCCTAATACTTATAATGATTTTTCTTCTGATTCAACAGGAATGTTATTTATTGAAATGGCCTCTTATGTTGGAGATGTTTTATCATTTTATTTAGATAACCAAATACAAGAAACTTTTATACAATATGCTAGACAAGAACAAAATTTATTTGATTTAGCTTATATGTTAGGTTCTAAACCTAAAGTTACAACTGCTGCAACTGTAGACATTGCTATTTATCAATTATTACCTAATAAAATTGATATTAATGGAGCATCTATACCTGATTTTGATTATGCTTTAATAATTCCAAGTGGTTTTCAATTAACTTCTAATGAAAATGCTAGTGTAAACTTTATAACAGAAGATGTTTGTGACTTCTCAGTTTCATCCTCTCAAGATATAACAGATGTTTCTATTTATTCTCTATCAGCTAATACGCCTCAAAGGTTTTTATTGAAGAAAACAAGAAAAGCAATATCAGGAACTATTAATTCAATACAAAGTGTATTTAATGCTCCTTCTAAATACCCTACAGTAAATATAAATGCTTCTAGTATTATTAATGTACTAGATTGTTTTGATAGTGATGGAAACCAATGGCATGAGGTATTAAATTTAGCTCAAGATACTGTATTTACTACAAAAATAAATGCCTCATATACAGATCCAAATGCAATTCAAGATGACGCTCCTAATTTATTAAATTTAAAACAAGTTCAAAGGAGATTTACAACACGATTTTTAAATTCTACTACTCTTCAATTAGGTTTTGGAGCAGGAACTGTAAGTGATAATGATGAAGATTTAGTTCCAAACCCAGATAATGTAGGTACAGGATTAGCTTTTTCAAAAGATAAATTAACAGCAGCTTATTCTCCCTTAAATTTTATGTTTACTGATACTTATGGTATTGCTCCTGCTAATACAACCTTAACTATAAGATATTTAACAGGAGGAGGATTATCCGCTAATGTTGACTCTGGAACATTAACTAATTTTAATAATAATGGAGTAGTATTTAAAAATCCAAACCTTTCAAATACTCCACTAGCTAATATTATATTTGATTCTTTAGCAACAAATAATATATTAGCAGCTGATGGAGGACAAGGTGCGGATACAGTTGAAGAAATTAGACAAAATGCTTTAGGTAATTTTCAAAACCAATTAAGAACAGTTACTCAACAAGATTATTTAATTAGAGCATTAAGTATGCCTGCTAATATAGGTACTATAGCAAAATCATTTATTCAACCTACTAAAGTAGCAGAATATGGTATAGGTGAATTACCTACAATATTAGATATGTATGTTTTATCTTATAATTCAAATAAAACATTAAGAACAGCTTCTTCAACTTTAAAACAAAACTTAAAGACTTATTTATCTGAATATAGAATGATAAATGATTCTATAAAAATTAAAGATGCTTATATTATTAATATAATTTGTGAATTTGATATAATAGTACTACCTAATTTTAATAATAATGAAGTAATTTTAAACTGTATAAATACCTTAACAGAATATTTTAATATAGATAATTGGAATATTAATCAACCTATTTTATTAAAAAGTTTAAGCATATTAATCGACAAAGTAGAAGGGGTACAAACTGTAACTAATGTATTTATTAAAAATGTAGCAGGAGCAAGTAAAGGATATAGTGATTATTCATATGATATATCAGCAGCAACTAATAATGGTATTGTATACCCATCAGTTGACCCTATGATCTTTGAATTAAAATATCCATCATCTGATATTACTGGAAGAGTAGTACCATTATAAAAAATAAGAAATGAAAGATTTATTAGAATTATATAAAGATACACTTAAAGTAACAACTAGAGGAGATCAAGGTATTACAGGAGTAGCAGCCCCAGGAACTTATTTAGGTAACACACCAGGCCCTATGCCTCCTAAACTTTCACCTTTAGAAGCAGAGTATGATGAAGGAACTAATAATCAATTATTAGGACAAGCTGAAAATGGTGGGGGTGCACCAAATGATTCTGATGCTGGAGCAATACCAACATCTGGTTTTGTACAAAGATATACACCTACTAATGCTTATTATACCGATAATGAAGGTATAGTAAGAGCTAATATTTCAACTAATGATTTAGTTCAATCTACAGCAATAACAGGATTAGATGTTGAAAACTCATTAGCAGGAACAAAACAAGGAGGTACTGGTGGTCCAATCAATGATCCTAAATCAAATTTTACACAAAATTATACTCCTAAAAATCCTTTTTATACAACGAAAGAAGGGGTAGTAAGAGCTACAGATGGTGAATCTCCTTTAACAGACACCCTAAAAATTACAGCATTAGATGTTGAAAATCCAGAATCAGGAATAAAACAAGGAACTGGAGGAGGACCTAATAGAACTTCAAAAGCAAATGGAGCAAAATCTTCATTTATAGATGGGGGAGATTATAAAGTTCTAAGATACCCTACAAGAGCAAAATTTATAGATACTACTATAAATTCTGAAGATGCAGGTACTTTAGAAACAATGACATTGCAGCAATATACACCTGATAGAACTTACTTAGAGGTATTAGCAGACCCAAATTTAGATATTGAAAAAGTTGTTGGTACACCTACAGATCAACAACCAGCAAAAGGAGGCATACCCGATAGTATAGATGAAAGTATTGTTCCTGAAAGTGTTAAACCTAAACTTAATGATTTAAAAAACTTTAACATATAATTAAATGGCAATTTATAAATTATTTCCGGAAAAAGACGCTACCCTATATACTCAAAATACTAATATGAATACAGGGTTAGATGAGATATTAGAAGCATCAACTTATCTATTAGATGATTCAGCACAAACTAGTAGATATTTAATAAAATTTTCACAAAACGAAATAAACAGTGCATTTACTAGTTATATATCAGGATCACGTATAAGCTATTTAACAACAGATGTTGCATTATCATCTCCTATTACTCAAAACCCAACAGATTTAGTTAATAGAACTTATTTAAATGTACCCTTTACTAGTTCTACAGGAGCAGGAGTTGGGGCATTTGGAGATATAACAACATCTGGAAATACTATATCAAGTATTATAATTACTAATAGGGGAAAAAATTACAAAGCAGGTGATATATTATTAACAACAAATTTATCTCAATCTTTTTCAACTAATGGTAGAGTTTCTCAAACTACAGGTTCAATAACTTTAAGTAGTGTTGATTTTAAAAAAAGAAAATGGGGAGCTGATTTAAAAAACTATGCTGCTGTAGTTACAAATTTAAATTCAACATCATACTTAAAGGTTTATCCTGTTTCTCAAAGTTGGGATATGGGAACAGGAAAATTTGGAAATTCACCTGTTACACAAGATGGATGTAATTGGGGGGAAAGAAAAACAGGTATTAATTGGACTAATGGAACATTTAATATTAGAACTACAGGATCTTATTCTCAAAATCAAGGTACAACTACTGGAGGAGGAACATGGTATACTGGATCTTCTACTGCTAAAGTAATAACTTCTTCTCAAACTTTTACGTATGCTGATTCTATAGATTTAGATGTAGATGTAACCTTTGCTGTAGATGTTTGGTTTAGTCAATCTAATGGGTTAGGTGGAGATATACCTAATGAGGGGTTTATAATAAAACAAACCTCATCAGTTGAATTAATTCCTTCACAATCAGAAGCATCAACTTTTAAATTTTATTCTGTAGATACTAATACAATTTATCCACCTACATTAGAAATAAAATTTGATGATTTTTTCTATGGAACATCATCCCAAATGCAAACATTATACCAACCAGAAGCATTTATATCTTCATACAATAATGATGGAGTTTATTACCCACAAAGTGTACAAAGATTTAGAATAGCAGCAGTTCCTCAATACCCAGCAAAAATATTCCAAACGGCTTCTGGTTATTTAACTAATTATTATTTACCTAAACAAGCTCAATATGCTATAAAAGACTCAGAAACTAATGAATATGTAATAAATTTTGATAGTGAATATACTAAAGTAAGTGCAGATACAACTTCAAGTTATTTTGATATTTACATGGGAGGATTAGAACCAGAAAGATATTATACTGTTCTATTAAAAACTACTATTAATGGTACTACTAAGGTATTTGATGAAGATATAATGTTTAAAGTAATAAATGGATAATGAAAAAAATAACATTAAAGGCCCAAAGATTTGATAGAGATAAATTTAATGAAACTATAGATACTAGTTTTTCCCAATTAGTAAATACCCCAAATCCTTCTTTTTTTGATGTAAATTTAGCTGAATTACCTGATTTTTGGTATCTTTATGAAAAATTCTTTTACATTATACCTAAGCTTGGAGCAACAGAATCTCATCAGTATCTTGCCAAAACTAGTGCTGAGTATGCTGACTTTTCAACTATTAGTGATGAAATACAGGCTTTATTAGATGAAATTGCTGAATTAAGAGCTGAAAATCTACAGTTAATTAAAGATGCTACTAATTTAGATAACGCAATTGATTCTAATGATGTAGGGTTTAGTGGTACAGGAAGAAGTCAAATAGCAAATACTCCATCAGTTAGTAATGATGTTTACATAAGAGGATAAAAATAAATATAAATGGCAATACCAATTTCTTCATCTTTAATACAATTAAATGCTGAAACTTTTTTTCAAGAAGGATTTGAATTAAGTTTAGATGCTATTGTTCCATCAATAGAATTAACAGGATCCTTTACTGAATTTAAAAGTAAAACTCAATTTTATATATATGATTATACTAAAACTATATTATATACAAATTTAGATTATGCAAATGATGGATCATTTTTATTACCTGAATTAGGTACTTCAACTTCAACAGAAACTACTTCTGTTTACAATCAGTTTGAATTGTCTCCAAATGAAGACATTTACAATCAAGGGTATTCTAATGGTAAATTTTATGCTGTTTATAATTTTATAGACTATGAATTAGGGTCAGAACTTTTAAATTCTCAACCAACACCTGATAATAGTGATATAGAATTTGAAGATGTTATATCTTATAGGGGTCATCCTTATTTTATTAAAGAAATTTCTGGGGATAGGACAGAATTAAGAATTCAAAATAATTTTTTAACACCTCAACAGATAGAAACTTATTATAATGATTTTACAAACAAATTAAGTGCTAGACAAGATGTTGATGAGTTTTATTTATCATTTACAGGTAATAGAAATTTTATAGGAATAAATAGTCAATTAGAAACTTCTTCTGAAACTACTACAACTTCAATATTAATTAAATTATATCAACCTCTCCCTATAGATTTTGAATTAGAAGAAGAACTTCAAATAATTACAAAAGTAGGAGAAACTCAAGTTTTTGAAGTAGAATTTAATCCTAATTTAGAGTTTATAGATAATTTACTTTCATTAAAAGGTCCTAATTATAATATAGATATTAAAGATAAAGTTAATAATTCTACTAATTTTAAATCTTTAAAAGATTTAGTTAATACAAATAGTTCTCAATCTTATTATCAATTTAACTCTTTACAAGATCAAAAAGGTGTATTTTTAACCAAAAATTGGGGAGATTGGAGTGAATTTGTAAAATTTTCATCTGCTGAACAAAGATTAAATAATTTTTATGATAAGATGGTTTTAATTGAAGATTATGAGGCAGAATTGTCAAATCTTGAAACTATAACAGGAGCATCAAATGCTACCTTAAATTATTCTTCTAGTTATAATTCTGTTAGCAATAATATTAATAAAATTATTAGTAAATTTGATAGTTATGAATATTTTTTATATTACGTAACAGGATCTGAATCATGGCCTAAATATACATCAACATATCCTTACACAAACTATTCTGTAACAAGTTCAGCAGTATTAAATTGGTTTGGAAGTACAGATGAAGATAATACTTATTTTAATACAGGAAAGAATCAAATATATTCAGCTTCTAGATATGATGAAAATAATCAAGATTATTTATATTATTTAATACCTCCATATATTACTGACAATAGTAGTAATAACCAATATGTTAAGTTTGTAAACATGACAGGTCAAAGTTTTGATGAAATGTATCTTTATACTGAAGCTGTTGAGCAAGTTAGAAATACAAATTCAGGCTTAACAGGATCAGTTTTACCTTTAGGTATGGCTGATGATGTAATAGAATCTTTAGGATTTGAAACATATGGTAATGACTTTAATTCTATAGGGTTTAATGTTAATGGGATAGGAGTATTTCCTGCAACAGGATCAGGTTTAGAATATATTGATCGTTACATAGATATAGCTTCTGGCTCAGTTATAAATTATTATGATCAAGAACAATCTACTTTAGGATATGTTATAGCATTATCAGATCCTTCTTTTCCTTACCCTTTAGATAATGCAGCTCAAGAAATTTATAAAAGAATTTTCCATAATATGGTTTCTTTAGTAAAAAGAAAAGGAACTGTTACTGGATTAAGACAATTAATTAATATATGGGGAGTTCCTAATACAATGCTTCGTATAAGTGAATTTGGGGGTAAAAATAAGGATGATAAAAATGATTATGATTTATGGATGAATCGTTATAGTAATGCTTTAACTACTTATGATTATAAAAAAGGAGCATTATCACCTAGTGGATCAATAAGAATTCCATGGACACCCTTAACAGGTAATTATTATGAAACAGCAGCTGTTCCTGATATAGCTGTTCCTGATTGCATTCAATTTAGATTTAAAGCAGCAGAACCTATAACAGCAACATCTAATTTTTCTCAATCTTTATTAGTAAAAAATAGTCAAAATAGTGGTGGTTTCTCCGATTTTGGTATCACATTACACTACTCAGGATCACAATCAGGATCATATTCAGGATCTGTTTTACCAACAACTAGCCAATATGGAAGTTTATCTTTTAGAATATCCGCATCAGGTGCTGGTGGGTATAGAGAATCAACTCCTATATCATTACCATTTTTTAATGATGATTGGTGGTCTGTACAACTACAAAGAAAAACCCACATATCAGCATCAAATCAAGATAATACAGATAATGAGTTTGAATTAAGAGTAGCAAATAATATATATGATGGTTATGATGGTAATCAAATAGGATTTCAAGGAGTATCAACACTTACAACCGTTGGAAATAATGGGGTTAATATAGCATGGAATAGATTTGCTAATGATGCAGCCCTTCCTGCAGTAAGAGGTGTTATGTTAGGGGGATATATGTCTGCAACTGCTGACTATAATAAATTAATAGGACCAACATCAATTGGAGTTGGTAGTACAGCTGGTATAGGTTTAGGTGATTCATTTTCAGGATCATTTCAAGAATTTAGATATTATAGAAGAGCATTATCATCATCTCAATTTAATGATTATGTAATGAATCCTGAATCCATTCAGGGTCATGAAGATTCAAATACTGGAGAGGGTAGTTCTTATGATTTATTATCTTTTAGACTACCTTTAGGAAATGAATTAGAATATACTGATGTTACAGGTTCTGCAGGGGTTAATTTAGCTGCAGTTGAGGATGGAGGGTCTATAAGTATTTTTAAATTTGGGGGAACACCTGATATAATTAACTTTCCATCATTTGGGGGAAGTGCTTTAGGATCATTACATCCTTCTTTAGTTAATAAAAAAGGAACATTATATACTTCATCATTTCTTTACATGACTGGTTATAATACTGGAAGTGGTTATACTATTGCTTACGCAGGAAGTGATGGTACATATACAACATCATTAACATCATCATACTTAGAACCTAATACCCAAATAAATTACATGGACCAGCCAGCAGCTGGTATTAGAAACAGAATTAAAAATAAAATTCAAGTAATTGATGGTAATGAGTATGGTACTACACTGTCTCCTTTTAGAAGTATACAACAAGAATTTGAACAAAGTGCTAGTTATACAGAAGATTTAAATTCATTAGAAGTTGGATTTTCATTCCAAAATGAAATAAATGATGACATAATTGCTACGTTTGGACATGGAGTAGTTTCTGATGCAATAGCAGACCCAAGATTTATATCAGAAAGCTCAGATAGATATCCTGAATTAACTCGTATAGCAAATGATTACTTTAAAAAATATCAAGGTATTACTATTAATGATCCTAGATATACAGGATTACCTACTATAATAGAAAAAGAATATGATTATAATAGATTAATAAAATTTTATGAAACCTCATTATTTAAGGCAATTAAAAATTATGTTCCTGCTCGTACTAGTTTAAGTACGGGAATTATCGTAAAACAACATCTATTAGAACGAAATAAAACCGATGCAGTGATTGGTATGCATACACAAACTCCTGTAGCTAAGACGCCTGAAACCGGCTCTAATAGCTTTGGAGCTACTACTCAAACAGGATTTAATAGTATAATGTCGCAACAAAATCTTCTAATTACTTCAAGTATAGGAATGTATTCCTTAACAGGAAGTGCAGGAGGAAGTATTAATAAATATAATACACCAACTTCATCTTATACAGCATTTACTCAATCATATAATGTTTTAGATCCCTTTACTGGAGACACAGTTATAGTAAATACTCAAGAAGAATTTTATAATGGTGAGTATAGTGGTAGTAATGTACCAATGATTCCTGCTCAATATAATCCCTATAGAATATTCGCTGATGGAAATGATCAAACACCAGACATATTTCCATCACCACCTTCTGTAAATTATTCCGCTGGTGGTGGAGTAAATCTACTTGGGGGTGGAGGTTCAGGTGATTTTGATAACATAATTGCAGGAACTAACGCTATTACTTTTGATGTAGATAGTGCTTTAACTGTAGGTAGCTATTATTATACAGGTTCTTTTCAAAATTTAGTCCCGGGTCAACTATATAATTTTTCAGCAAATGTAAATATTGTTGGTACCTTAGGTTCGGGTACAGTTACTTTCTTTCCTGCTCTTACACTGGGTGCTTATTCATTTTTTACTCCAAATTTTGCTTTTATAGCCCTAGATGTAAATGGAGCATCAACAGCAACAAATACTGGTGTTGCGTCTAGTGCATATACTTTTGATTTTATACCAACCAATATAGCAGCAGGTACTGTTTATCAACCATCAGGAGAAGGTTTTGATAATGGGGGGTGGGGATTTGCATCATCTGGTGTTACTGGAAATTGTTCTATAGTCATTACAAATGTTGTAATAACCCCTATAGGTGAATTAGGTCCTAAACATTTTTACGAAAGAGATGCTTTTACTATAGTACCATCAGCAAGTCAACTATTCCAAGCTTCTCCATATAATCCTCTTCTTAATAATATAAGTAGTAGTAGAAAAAACTCATTTTTATTTGACCAAGATTTTGATCCTGTATCACCTGGTTTTGAATTAAAAGAAGGAATTCCAAATGATTATGCCTTAACTATTTCAGCTTCACAATTAGGGTGGGAAGGAACGGCTACCAATGAAAATTTATTAGAATACTCAGAGGTACCTGATAGTAATTATACTACAAAAGCAATAATAAACCCAAGATATATAGGATGTTTATTAGAAAGTGCAGATTATAATTTTTACACAGGAATACCTTCTGAAAGTTTAGCAATTGGAAGATCTACAGATACAGGAATTACAGGATTAGCAAATCCACCATTTTTACTTACTCAAAATAAAGTTCAATACATTAATGGTGAAACTGGTAGTTGGGTTGGAGATACTTCATTTGGTAAAAATGCAGTAATTAATAGAAATCCTATTAATATTGCTCATTTTAAATCTTCTTTAGAAAGTAAAGAATATTTTGGTACTACTACTTTTAATATAGATCAATTAATTCAAATTCCTTTTGAAGAAATATTAAGTGAACAATCTCCAATTATCACTTCATCTTTAATAAATGGTAGTAATGAAAATTTAATAGCAATGTCTTCTACTTTTATGCCTGGAAGAGAAGCAACAATTATTTACAACCAATCAAATAAAACCTTTAATAATGTAGGGGGTACTATACTTAGTTATACAAATTTAGGTGTAGGAGCTAGAGAAATTAATGCTGGGGGAATTAATTTTATAGCATACCATTCTAATCAAGTAAATTTAGATAATATATCACCTATTCAATATTATACTTTACCAATTTGGTACGATTATGATGTTGCTAAAGATTTTTTTAATGCATCAGATCTTCAAACAGTTAATAATCCAAATATAGAAATTACTCCTATGTCTCAATCACTTCTTTTAAGTGCTTCTTATATGGGATTTGGAGTTAATTATACTGCATATACAATATCTCAATCATCTGTACTTAATGCTTCTAATATCAATAAGGTTTACTCATCAGGTAGTGTTATTTATTCTCCTTCTACACAAGAATTTTATAGTGAATCCCCACAACCAATTTTATTATATACATCGAGTTTATTAGATGAAAATGGAAAATCACAAGGTATATTAAATTTAAGAGGCCCTAACCCAGGACAATTACCTAGTTCTGTTTTTAATGACGCTTTAACTGCAGCTGGCGTAAATACCTATTCTATAAATGGGCCTTCATTAATGATGTTTAATTCCTGGAATAAATTAATACGTTTAGGAGATATATATCCTTTAGGTTCATCAACTACAACTAGTAGTGTATCTATTAGTAGAATGGGAGCTAGTGGTAATAGGGGAGCGTTTATAAATCCTATAATAGCAAGCAGTGGAGATTTATTAGGTAGTGATGGGGGTACATTTCCCAATCCTCGAAATGGTTCTTTACCTTTATTAAGTTCAAATGAAAAAGAAAACCCAAATAATTATTATAGATGGAATATATCGGGATCATTATTACCTGAATATAGAGTAACAAATAATCAAATTTTGGATATTGAAGTAGGAGATGAAATAAGGGTCTCATATTCATATTTTGTAGATCCCTCTAATCCTAGTATTTTAGGAAAACAAGATCAGGATTTTACAGTTTTAGGATATAATATGATGCCTCCCAATATATGGACTACAAATTCAAATTTTAAAGCTAGTTCTACTGTTAAGTTTGAAATACAATCTACTATAGTTGAAGCATATAATACTAATATAACACCTACAAGGGTTACATCACAAGGACCTCTTCCAGCAGATGGTTATTTTAGCTTTACAGAATTATGGAAAAGATATAGATCAGCTTTTAATAATAATGTAACCTTTAACTTTTCATCTGTTGATGAAGATGAAGATTATATGTATACTAGTGGTTCCATTACAGCACTTAATACTCATTCTGTTGTAGATGGAACTGGAATAATTGGAATAACAGCATCATTGTTTAATAGAACTAATGTAACCAATTTAGCACCCGCTGATGTTTGTTGGAATATGTCTACTAATTACATATTAAATTTGAGTTCTAGTATAAAGACTAATGAACTTTCATCTGATTCTACTGGATCTGTATTATATAATTCATGTTCACTATCACCTATGTTAATTTCAAATCAGGACCAAACCTCTAAAACATCATTTGCCCCTCTAGATCCTGGATTTTTATTTGATAGACTAGTAGTAACTCCTAACCCAAATGATTTAGAAAATAAAATACCAGAAGGAAAAATATATGCTATGACTTTAAGGAAAAGAGTAGAAGCAGATGATAGAGTTATATTAAATGCAAACCAACCATCAGGATCAGCAGGTGCTTTAACGTTATCTGGTGATGGTTATTTAATACCTAATGATATAACTGAAGTACAGCAAAGAAATGTTCAAAAAATAATTAATAAATTAAAATCTGAAAATGTATTTACACAAGACAGTCCTGACAGTTTAGGAGGTTCGAATGCTTAATATAATTTGGATTAGAAACAAAAAATACATATATTTATAATAAAATACTAATAAAAAATGGGATATTTAAATAATCAAGTAGTAACAGTAGATGCTATTTTAACAAAAAAAGGAAGAGAATTATTAGCTCAAGGCGGTAATGCTTTTAATATAACACAATTTTCATTAGCAGATGATGAAGTAGATTATTCTTTATATAATCCAAACCACCCCTCAGGATCGGCTTATTATGGGGAAGCAATTGAAAATATGCCTGTATTAGAGGCATTTCCTAATGAATTACAAACGATGAAGTATAAATTAGTTACTTTACCTCGTTCAACTGCAGTTATGCCTACTATTCAAGCACCATCAATAATACAAATGGTAACAGGAGATACTTTAGCACCATCATTTACACCACAAACCCAAACATTTACAGGTGTAGAGTCAGAAGCAGATGGTTATACTGTAACTATGTCAAATATTACTTATGCTAATATTACAGGTGGGGGAGCTAATTCAAATGAATTATTAAATCAACAAACAACTTTAGGTACTAATGTTTCTAAAACAGTAACAGGAACTAATTTTACAATTACTTCTACATCAATTAATATATTTGGTTCTTTAGATGTATTATATGCAACCTTAACAGTTGTAGGTAGAAGCACAGGAGCAAGATTACAAATTCCATTTGAGTTAAGAAAATCAGCAGGAATGCAATAAAAATTTAAAATAAAAAAAACATGGCTAACGGAGCTTTTACAACATTTGGTGCAGGTGACATAATTAATAGTATAGATTCTACAACAGGAACTTTATGGAGTGGAAATGAACCTCGATTAACTGAGGCCTATACTTCATCAGTACAAAACTCATCTAATTCAGGACAATATTATATTCATGTCTACCAAACAGCATCTACAGAGACTACAGCAGCAGTTCAATTTGATATAGCTTATGGTGATGAAGTAGGTAGTGGTAGTTTACTTTATAATTCTTTAGTTCCTGGTAAATCACCTTCATCTACTATATTTGGTCAATATCAAAATATAGCTTTAGGAGATGATACAGAACCTTTTATATTTGGAAATTATTCATCATCATACTTTTATGCTTTATCATTTGAAAGAGCAAGATACAAAGAATCATTAGCATTAGGTACAATGGCTTTATCTTTATCAGGATCATCAGGTGGTACTGGAGCAGGAGCAGGTGTAACCTTAAGCTTAACAGATAATAGTAGTATAAGTACTGGTAATGTTTTTGGAAATGCCGGAAGAGTTTATCAAGTAGTTTCAGGATCAGAAGGAACAGTTTATACAGGTTTAAATGCTAATGGTTATACACCAGCTTCAGGATCATATGGTTTATTTTTACCAGATGTAGGATTAATACTATTAAATGCAGCAGCATTAGATGGCGATCAACCTTTTGGAACTGATGGAGGTATTAGTTTAGGTACAGCACGAAACTCAAATCAAAATGATGCTAATATGTCTAAACTGTATGGAGCTATATCTCAAAGTGTATTTGCTGGAAATACTTTTAGATTAAATTCTCAAGAAACATTAGCATCTGATTTTTATTTTGTAAGAGCTCAAAATGCAGATTTTAATTATTCTTCAAATCCATCATTTGTTTCAGGTTCAACAGGACAATTATTATGGCCTCAAATGCAAAATAATCCACAAACATTTATTACAAGTGTAGGTTTATACAATGAGTCAAATGAATTGTGTGCTATAGCAAAATTAAGCAGACCATTAGCTAAAGATTTTACAAAAGAACTACTTGTTAGAGTTAAATTAGATTATTAAAATGTATGTCAGCGTACAAACAATTTACAACAAAAGACATTGTAATAACCCCCTTTTCAGCTAATAAAGGATTTAGCTTTACAGGAAATGCTATGACGGCATCTAATGTAGGAATTGAAGTTTATTTTGGCACTCAACCCCCAGCTAATAAATTAATATTTGAAACTTCCCAACAAAGTTTATGGCAATCTAATCAAGCATCTTCTGTTTCAGGATCTCAAAACGCTACAGGATTTGTAAATAAATTAAATACAAATTCTGTTTATTCAAGTGCAATGCAACTTTATTACTCCAACTATTTTGGAAGTATGTCTGGTAGTTTTGCAGCTACTTCAAGTTTATTATATGGTTTAGAAGGTCCTCAAAATAATTCATTTGCTGAATATAATAATCTTAATTTAGGCATTGAAGGATCAAATAATATACCTATTGGGGCAGTAAAAAGCCCCCAATATGATAATTATTTATCAAGTACTATTACCCAAACTAGAGCGGCTTTAATTGGAGAAAATATATTAGTTGAATCTGCTCTGGATAATAATTATATAACAGCTATTTCTATTCCATCAAAATTATGGGGTAGTAATATTGAACCTCAAAGTTTTAATTTAGTTTGGAATAATTCAGGAGCAACAGATACAGCAACTCTTTGGGATGATGGAAATGGTGATATTAGATTTAGATGGGTAAATTCTGCTACGGGTATTAAAGTACATGATCAATATTGTGGTAATATAATTTATGAACATGGGATGGCTATTCTAACACCTATAAGCCAATCAGAAGCTATTGCAGGTGTATATCAAACCCAAGTCTCAGCATTAGGAGTATACGTTTTAGGAGGTCAAAATGGTTATAATGGTGCATTTATAAATCAATTAGATTATCTTACTGTTGGATGGTCTTCATCAGTTACCTTATATGAACATCAATATAAATGTACTGTAAGAGAAAATGAATTTGGTTATTCTCTAAACCCTTCATTATTATCTGGTAGCCAAGTAAATGTTCCTTTAGGAACTAATAATGTTTATAAAGATTTTGCAACAGGATCATATTTTAGTCCTTATATTACAACTGTAGGGTTATATGACAATGATCAAAATTTATTAGCTATTGGAAAATTATCGGTTCCTACTAAAGTTCCAATGAATTCTGACTTAGAAATCCAAGTATCATTTGATTCTTTATAATGTCCTGGATATATAATAAAGAAAAAATAACTGACATTAATCAGTTAAAAAAACAAGTTATGGGGTTTGTTTATAGAATAGACCACATCCCCTCAGGCAAATCTTACATAGGTAAAAAATTTCTTGTGTTTACTCGTAAACAAAAATTAGGTAAAAAGGAATTAAAAATATTTGAAGGTCAAAAAGGTAGACCACCTAAATTTAAAGTAGTTTCTAAAGAATCAGATTGGAAAACATATTGGAGTTCAAATAAACAATTATTAGAATTAGTTAAAAATGAACCCGAAAAAAACTTTCAACGTATGATTCTTCATTTTGCTAATAGTAAAAAAGAATTAACTTATTTTGAAACTAAATATCAATTTTTATATGAAGTTTTAGAAAAACCAAATGAATTTTTTAATGATAATATTTTAGGGAAATTCTTCACACGTGACTTTGGAGATACAAATTAGGATTCGTATATTTCCTACATGATAAATGAACTACTAGTAAACTTAGTAAGTAAAGTATTAGGTCAAGGTAAGCAAACTGCTCGTGGTAATAGAGCATTTCATTGTCCTTTATGTAATCATTCCAAACCTAAATTAGAAATTAATTTTACAGATAATAAAAAAGGACACCATCCTTGGCATTGTTGGGTTTGTAATGAAAAAGGTAAGTATTTAAATATTTTATTTAAAAAAGTTAAAGCTCTACCTGAATATTTTGATGAGTTAAAATTGTTAGTAAAAACAGGTTATCAAGTTAAAGATATAGAAACAGTTAAATATGATTTAAATCTACCTAAAGAATTTTTACCTATAACTAATAACAATAAAAATTTAATAGGTAAACAAGCATGGTTTTACTTAAAAAATAGAGGAATAACAATTGAAGATATTCAAAAATATAATATAGGTTATTGTGAATATGGTAGATATTCAAAAATGGTTATTATTCCTTCTTATGATAAAAGTGGTAATTTAAATTATTTTACAGGAAGGTCATTTGAAAAAGATCCATACATTAAATATAAAAACCCAGAAGCATCACGTAATATTATACCTAATGAACATTTAATTAATTGGTCTTTACCATTAGTAATATGTGAGGGTATGTTTGATGCTATTGCTATAAAACGTAATGCTATTCCTTTATTAGGAAAAAACATACAATCTGAATTAAGAAAAAAAATAGTTACATCAACAATTAAAAAAATATACATAGCATTAGATACAGACGCTATGAAACAAGCAATTAAATTTGCAGAAGAATTTATAAATGAAGGAAAAGAAGTTTATTTAATAGATCTTAAAGAAAAAGATCCTAGTGAAATGGGGTTTTATGATTTTACAACATTAATCCAAAATACATTCCCCTTAACCTCCTACCAATTAATGGAAAGGAAATTACAATCAATATGAAAAAAAGAAATATAAAAAAGTCTTATAATAGGATTTTAGAAATTAGTGAAGATTCAAAACAAATCACCTTACCAGATGCAAGATATTATAGAAGAAATGGTAAGTATTATCCTTCTATAACTTATGTCTTAAGTTGTTATCCAAAAGGAAAACATTTTCAAGACTGGTTAAAAAAAGTAGGTTTTAGTGCTGATTGGATTGTTAAAAAAGCAGCTGAAGAAGGTACTCAAGTACATGAAATGATTGAAGATTATCTTAATGGTAAAGAATTAAATTTTTTATCTAATGGTATACCTGTATATAATCCTGATGTTTGGCAAATGTTTTTAAAATTTGTTGATTTTTGGGAAGAATATAATCCTACATTGGTTGAAGCAGAAGTACATTTATTTTCAGATAAAATTAAAGTAGCAGGTACTTGTGATTTAGTATGTGAGATAGAAATAGATGGTAAAACAGAAATGTGGATTATTGATTTTAAAACATCAAATAACTTACAAATAACTCATGACTTACAAGGAGCTATTTATGCTCAATGTTATGAAGAATGTTATGGTAAAACTGTAGATAGAGTAGGAGTATTATGGTTAAAATCTAAATCTAGAGGTAAAGATAAAGAAGGTAAACGTTTAAAAGGTAAAGGTTGGGAAATGCATGAGTCAAAACGTACACAAGGTGAAAATATAGATATTTTTAATACTGTTAAAAAATTATTTGATTTAGAATTTCCTAGACATTCTCCTACATTTACAGAATTTAAAACTACAGCTAAGAGAAACTTATAATATTTATAATAAAACTATATGATAAGTTTAGTTCAAATTTTAAAAGAAGCAATAGGAATGCCAAAAGCAATTATATTAGCAGGTGCACCGGGAGCAGGTAAAGGATATATATTAAGAGGTTTAGATTTAAGTGATTTAAAAGTTTTAAATTTAGACAATCGTTATATGAGTTTATTAAAAAAAGCAAATGTATCTTTAGATTTAAAAAATGCAACACCTGAAGAAAGAAGTAAAGGGGCAAAAGCTATGGCTCAAGCAAATAAAGAATTTAAGGGTGATATAGAGGACACAATTAAAGGTAAAGAATCATTTATATTAGATGGTACAGCAGCTTCATTTAATAATACTATTAAATTAAAAGATGAATTAGAAGAAGCAGGGTATGAAGTATTTATGCTTTATGTTTACACTGATTTAGAACGTTCATTATCTCAAAACCAAAATCGATATGAAAAATCAGATGGAGAAGATAGAAGTTTAGCCCCAGCTATTGTAATGCGTACTTGGAAAGGTGTAACTAATAATTTACCTAAATATGCTAGTTTATTTGGTAATAATTTTGTAGCAGTTGCTAATACTTTAGAAGGTACTAGAATAACAGATATAAATAAAATTATTAAAAAATATCTTGACCCTTTTAAACCACAAGACACTTTACCTAAATCACCAGCCCAACAAAAACGATCTGATGAAAGAAAAGCTAAAGATAAAGAAGAAATTCAAGCTATGTTAGATGATGATTTTATCTATGATGTAATAGAATACACAATGTCTAAGGAAGAAGCACAAATAAGAATAGAACAATTTTTACGTTCATGAATAAATTAACAAAATCATTATTAGAAGGACTATTACCTGAAAATAAAAATAAAATAGTCGCTTTATATGGTGGGGGTTTTAAACCCCCTATAGGAGGGCATTTTGAAGTAGTAGATGAAGCTTTAAAACAATATCCTGAAATTGATGAATTAATAATATTAGTAGGTAGTGGAGAAAGAAATGGTATATCTCAAGCAGAAGCTATATTAATTTGGGAAATTTATCAAAATTATCTACCACCAAAAGTTAAAATACAACCTTCAAAAATGCCTATTGGTGATATTTATAGCTTTGCTAAAAATAATCCTCAAGATATTATCTATTGGATAATAGGTAAAAGAGAAGGAGCTGATGATGATGAAAAAGATATTATAAATAGAGCAAAAGCTTTAAAGAAAAATCCTGAAAAATATAATAATTTAGATCTAAAAGTTGTTACTACACAAGATGAAGGTATGAGAGGTAGAAATGCTAGAGAAGCAGCTAAAAAAGGAAAATTATATTTTACCCCATTCTTACCAGATATTTTATCAAAAGAAGATAAAGAAATGGTATTTAACATAGTTTCACCTGTACTAAATGAAAATGCTACATATTCTAGTGAAATAGATTATAAACAGATGATTCAGGATTTAACAGATTATATGATAGAAAAAGGTAGAAATATAGAACCTTTACCTAAAGTAGAATTTGTAGATGGTGA